TAATTATACACCACTAAGTATCAAGGCTTAGCGGAAGAAGCCTCCCGACAAAATCCAACCCGCATCACGCTGGCGAGAAGCCAACATAGCATCGGCAAATCGAGCAGATTGAACTGGTTTCATATTGATGCGTTTAACTGTCGCTTTAGCTTGCGCTGCGTAGGCGTTAATCATCTGTATTTGAGTCTGATTAGCTTTGCCATACATAGGCATTAAACGCTCGGCTAAACACCATCTGAGAGCCATTGTGTAGCCTTGTGGCAGGATTACAGTATCGTTAAGATTGGTATAGTTTTGAAACAGATTATCCGTAAAAATGTGCATCTCACCTTGTGAAGGGTTAGGCCATACATAGATGTTACCTAAAGTCTCGCTTGGCTGATAATAAAGAGCTTTGGGCCACGGGCCATTTAAAGTCTTTAAACCAATCATTTCATAATCTTCTACTGCCAAAATAGAGATTGGGTAATCCAAACCACCATTCACAATAGGAACGCCATTAGAATTTGTATTGATACGCACAAAGGCAGAATCTATTGATAATGGGCGTTGATAGTATAAGTTAATCGTTTCAGAGCTGACTGTTTGGCTGATATTGAGCCGATATGTTCCAGCTTCATTGACGTTATTGCCTGCGCCTGTGAGCATAGCAACAATCTTTGTTCCTGATGTAATTCCTGTGCCACTAAGGGTTTGACCTACGTTAATAGCACCAGAAGTAATGCCTGTTACTGTCAAGATTGTGCCAGAAATTGATCCTGTAATAATTGCGCCAATTTGACCGCCTGGGCCAATCGTGTATTGAGTTTGTCCGGCCACGATGGGAAATACGATCTCATTCTTGTAATAGACCATCATTTCTTCGTTTGACCATTGATCTACAAGGTCATTGAGCATATCAAAAGCATCTTGAGCTGCATCGGCTGTCGGTGTTTCTCCAGCTTCTAATGCGCCAATATCTTTTAATGCTCTTGAAATAATGTCGTATGGGGTTGTCATAATTAAATCTCAGGTTTAAATACTTGGGGCAACCAGGGTGCTGGCGTAGGTTTATTAGATTTTAACGCTTCTATCTGTTTTTCGATACCCTCTTTGATATGATTCTTGCCATCACGGATAGCTTCTTGTTCTAGCCAACCAGCAATCATATCTTCAGTAACTTCTAAAAAAGGCACTTTTTCGCTTGGCTCATTAAAGTAATAGTTACCTTCAGTTTCTACTGAAAGTTCGCCTTCTGTGCCAATAAGATGATATTTGCAACCTGTAATTACGCCATCTTTAGCAAATACTTCTAATATTTTCCATTTATATTCCATGATTACCCTATCAATGCTGTTACTTCAGCTTGTGTTAGTCCTAATGCTGTTAGTTTAGCTAGTGCAGAAGCCTTTGCGTCTTTAGCAGATTGTTCAGCTTGTGGATTACCACCATTAGGGAATGTGACTCCGTTTGAGCCATCGAGGACAATCGACATTATTTAAGCCCCTGTAAGAATGTTGTTATATCGGCAGCACTCATAGCTGTTCCTGTATCATCTTGTAGAGCTACTCCGTTAGCCAAATCCTTTTTAAAGGCTTGGTAGTCTGTGTTGGCTGGGTCGAATGGGATAGCAGTATTTGTTTGAATATTCCAAACTCCGTTTTGCTCACCATTTGCATTTTTAGTTAATTTATACATTTATAGCTCCGCAGATAAAAGTGTATAAAATGAAGAATTACCGTTTGCTTGAATTAAACAAGGTTGAGAGCTTGTCATTCCAGAAGAATTTACAATAAAAGATGGAGAAGTAAATGAACCTTGGTCTACAGTATAACTAGAAATTGTTGCACTTCCTGAAGGATAAATAATAGTCCAAGAGCCAGTATAGCTAATACTTGGTGTTGTTCTCATTGGAGTTCCAAGATTAAAAACAACTATTGCTGTTGTGCCTGATTGTGTATAGCCTGATGTTGGTAATTTATTGTACGCAGCATTAATTCCATCGTTTCCATATTTAACACAATACCTCTGACACAATGCTATTTCTTGTCCAAATTGACGATATTCATATCCAGTAGCACTACTTCCTACTTCTAATTGCACGCCTGTGATATAGAAGGTTGCTCCGTTTGTTCCTACTACAGATGTTGCGCCTGTGGCTGATTGATAGTTTGCACCAGCCCATGAACCAGCAGTTCCACTATATGTAGAACCCATGCCCAAACTTAAAAATACTCTTAATCCAGTTCCGTTTGTTGCCCCTATCCAAGTACCTGTTGTATCTCCAGCTATGGTGATTGATATAGAAGTCCAAGTGTTTGCCGTTGGAATTGAATATGTAAAAGGATAAGAACGATTGGCGGCATTATTTTGTAATGCCCCACCAAAAGTACCAGTCAAAGAAGAATAAACTTGAAAAGATAAAGTAATGGTTTTAGCATTTGCAGTACCAAATCCTAAATCAGAGGTATTGAAACCCTCAATATATTGTCGAATGGCAAACTGGTCGCTAGATAAAACAGAATATGCAGAAGATGAAGTAAACCCTAAATAGTTGCTAAATCCTACTGGTGGCGTTACAGAGCCTTGATTTTGTTGCCCAGTTCCTTTAGAGCTTTGTGTCATTGAAAAACTAAATCTATCAACTGGGAATACACCATCATTTGCCGTAACACTAGAACCACTATTTCTTTGGTCAATAACCATGCTTCCGTTCAAAATCCTGTTCTTCATCAAAGAAGCATCACCAGCTCCTAATGAAGTATTAGCTACAGATGTACCAATTTGGTCAGCGTTGATTAAGCCATAAGCCATTATTTAACTCCGTCTAGTTGTTCTTGCGTAGGCTGTGGCAAGGTTGGATGATTCCACTCTTTTATATAGTCTCCAGCACCATTAGAATCATTCTGAAGTGTGATTACAGTCAAGAAATCCTGTTGTGTAAGGCTAGGATATAAAGCCATGATTTTGTCGTATAACATTATGCTGCCCTTACCATTGATGCTTGAAAATATACGCTTGATTGAGTTGCGTTTGTATTTTGTGTTGAACCAAGATAACAATACAACTCTACATAATCACTAGAACCATTAAAATAAATAAGTGAAGATATAGCAGCATTTAAACAATAAGAAGCTGCACTTGCACCTTGTTTAAAAATTGAACCATTTTTATATACTGCAACATAAGCAGTATTAAATGAACTTAAACTTACACAACCACTTACTTGATAATAACCAGCTACAGTTGGCGTAAATCTATAATTTGTGGCATTGTCATAATTTGAATTAGTATCAAATTCTTTTGTGTTAATTGTTAATTTTGTCCAAGTTCCTACTGAAATAGATTGTGCAGAACTTTGATACGCACTAAACGCTGGCATATTCGAAGATACCATAACAGTTCCAGTGCTTGCAGGAATCGTGACAGTGTTAGTTCCTGCTGTTGCAGGTACAGTTAAAGTAACCGCCCCAGATGTGTCTCCACTTATAACAATGCTAGACATTAGCTNACTCCTTCATTTGTTTTTGTTCCCAATATTTTTTAGCTGATTCACTAAGGCGTTTACGAGTTTCTTCTGAAATATTGCGTTTTGCTTTAGATATATTTTCACGATGTTCTTTAGAACATATTTTACCAAGTTTTGCTTGGCTCATCTTATATTTTGCATCATCTGTTGGCGAAATGCCTTTATTCCAAGCAACATGACCTTTTAAAGTATTTGCTATTTTTTGCTTTGTTTCAGTGCTTTGATTTAGCTTTGACTCACGCATTTTTTCAATAGTTTCAAGCGTATGTTGTTTGCCTTTCATTGGAGAAGGCTTACCGCTTGTATCAAACCCTACTGCCGTTTGTAACGCTTGGTTAAAAAATTCTTTATTTAAAGCTACATCAAAACATTCATGCAATAGTATTTCATGGCTTACTGCTTCTTTACGGCTATTCCAAGTTGCTAAAATGTGCTTATCTACGGCAACTTTATTCCGCTTAATAATTTTTGAGCTACCCATATACTTATCTTCTTCAGGGTTGCTTTTGCAAGAACGAACGCCAATGTAATATTTCATACCATTGAACGGTTCTTTAGCAGTAAGAAAATAAGTATAGTGATTCATTAAAGTATTACCCACCTTTGACCTGACGCTACTGTTATTGATTGCCCAGAAGCAAGTGTCATTGGACCAACAGACATAGCATTTTGTCCAGAAGGAATAGTATAGCTTGTGTTTATAGTAGAAGCGTTTAAATGTAATCCATTGGTTGCGGCAACTTCTGG